TGCAAGCTATACAATTTTATGAACCAAAAAAATCAAAAAAGCTATAGGTGATATTTTTAGGCATAACAAAGAGTATTGATACTACCTTTTAACAGACACGGGGATCTTAGAATTTGAAAAAGACGAACGAACGATAGTAAGTAGAAGAACAAAGTGTATTGATACAACTAGTTATGGCTAAAAATAACACCTATAGCGTTTTTGAAGGTCCCCCTGTTTACGCGGTTCGTGGTCTGATATAAAATATAAAGAACAAACCACAGGAGAGTTGGCAATGGCTTTCAAGAAAGGCGAGAAGGTTCCTGGCTCTGGCAGACCAAAAGGCAGCGTCAATAAACGCAACATCGAGCGCCAAGAGATCTTCGACATCATCGTTAGAAAGCACGGTGATCCACTCGAGGCCTTGGCTGAGATGGCTTTTAATCCTAACCACGACCTCTTGATCCGCAAGGATTGCATGAAGGAACTGGTTCAGTACGGTCACGCCAAGAAGCGATCAGTCGAGATCACTGGTCCTGATGGTGGACCGATTGAAGCAAGGCTTGAGCTTGTTGGTCAGATCACCGACCTCATTGGCAAGCTGAATGCCGGCGGCAAATGATCCTGTCCAAGACAGAACTGACGACCATCCAGTCCGGCCTTGCTGGTCTGGACCTGGAGGACTTGGCACACATAGCCTGGAAGCTTAAGTGGAAAGCCACGGCTCGCGAGCAACAGATGACGCCGCAAGGAGATTGGGGCATTTGGCTGATCTTGGCTGGTCGAGGCTTCGGTAAGACCCGGACGGGAGCAGAAGACATCGGAAGCTATGCTGCGGACAATCCTGGGGTCCGCTGTGGAGTTATTGCGCCAACGTCAGGGGATATTAGGGGCGTGTGCTTCGAGGGCGACTCGGGGATCATGGGGGTCATACCGCATTACCTGATCGAGAACTACAACCGGTCCATTGGTGAGATCACCCTGAAGAATGGATCATCGATCCGTGGCTTCTCAGCCGAGGAACCTAGCCGACTGCGTGGTCCTCAGTTTCACCGCGTCTGGTGCGATGAGCTGGCAGCATGGCAATACGTTGACGAGACATGGGACATGATGCGGTTTGGTCTACGCTTGGGCGAAGATCCAAGGGCCGTCATCACAACCACCCCAAAGCCCATTGAGCTGGTCCGCAAGCTTATCAAGGATGCTGCCAAGAAGAACAGTCGTGTTATCGTTACCAGGGGATCTACCTATGACAACGCCGCAAACCTGGCCAAGTCCTTCCTTGCTGAGATCACACAGTACGAGGGAACCCAACTCGGCCGACAAGAGATCCATGCCGAGGTTATTGACCCCGAAGAGACCGGCATCATCAAGCGAAGCTGGTTCAAGCTCTGGCCAGCCGACAAAGCCTTGCCCGCCCTTGACTACATCGTCATGAGCCTTGACACGGCGTTCACTGAGAAGTCCATTGACCGCAAGAGCCATGACCCCGACCCCACGGCCTGCTCGGTTTGGGGCGTCTTCAGGCACGAGAAGAAGCCAGCCTTCCTGCTGCTCGATTGCTGGCAAGATCACCTGGGCCTGCCTGCCTTGATCGAACGGGTCAAGAAGGAATGGCTGGTCAGGTACGGCGACGAGGACTTTAAGCCGATGATCAAGCCCTTGATTGGGCCAAAGCAGTCCATGTTCGGTGGCAAAGCGCCAGACCTGATGATCATCGAGGACAAGGGATCAGGCATCAGCCTGCGCCAGATGCTGGCCCGTGAGGACATCTTGGCCTACCCATACAATCCTGGCCGCGCCGATAAGCTTCAACGACTTCACGCGGTCTCACATTTATTTGCACATGGATTCATTTGGGTTGTAGAATCCGATAAACGGCCTGGGAACCCTCGTTCTTGGGCTGATCCTTTAATCTCGCAGCTGTGCAGTTTCCATGGTGAGGGTTCAATCAAGCATGATGACTTTGTGGATTCAACCACCCAAGCACTCAGATTGCTTGCTGACCGCAATAGCTTATCAGTCACCAGGAAAGTTGAAGACAAAGTCGAGCGGGACATCAGGGCTCGGCCTGTGAACCCATACGCGATCTAACCGGAGCATTGAATGGCTGAAAACGAACAAGAATACGGCGAGATGTACGAGGTTGAGGATGACTCCAAGGTCCGTGACACGGACGACGGTGGAGCAATGGTCACACTTGATGACTCACCAACCCCAGCCGAATCAGAGTTCTACGCAAATCTGGCTGAGACAATGCCAAGCTGGGAGCTGGCAAACCTTGGCTCTGAGCTTTGCGACATCTTAGAAAAAGACAAAGAAGCCCGCAAGAAGCGGGATGAACAGTATGAAGAAGGTCTGCGTCGTACAGGCCTTGGTGATGATGCCCCAGGCGGCGCGTCGTTCACTGGAGCCAGCAAGGTCGTGCACCCAATGCTGACTCAAGCATGTGTGGACTTCTCTGCACGGGCCATGAAGGAAATATTCCCACCTGATGGTCCTGCTAAAGACAAGATCATTGGCGAGCTTACCCTTGACAAGCAGCAGAAGGCCGAGCGCGTTACCAAGTACATGAACTTCCAGATGACCAAGCAGATGTCCGAGTTTCGGTCTGAGCTTGAGCAACTGTCAACGCAGCTTCCATTGGGTGGCGGTCAATACTTGAAGTTGAACTGGGACACCAACAAGAAGCGTCCAGTCTCTCAGTTCGTTGCAATCGATGACATCTACTTGCCGTTTGCAGCGACTAACTTCTACTCGTCTGAGCGCAAGACTCACGTGCAGTACATCACTCGCATTGAGTATCAGAAGCGAATTCAGTCTGGCATGTACATGGACGTTGACATCATGGTCAACCCACAGACGCCAGATGAGTCTAAGTCTGAGAAGGCCAACAACAAGATTGAAGGTCGTCAAGCCGACAGTTACAACATCGATGGTCTGCGCACCGTGTTTGAGTGCTACATCATCCATGACCTGGGCGATGACTACGGCCTGGCTCCATACATCATCAGCATTGACAAGGGCACTCAGAACGTCTTGTCGATCTATCGCAACTGGGAAGAAGAAGACGACACCAAGCAGGAAATGGTTTGGATCGTTGAATTCCCGTTTGTGCCTTGGCGTGGTGCTTATCCTATTGGCCTGACGCACATGATTGGTGGCTTGTCAGCTGGTGCCACAGGCGCATTGAGAGCCTTGCTTGACTCAGCACACATCAACAACTTCCCTGGCTTGCTGAAGCTTAAGTCAGGAACAGGCGGCCAGACGGACCGTGTGGATCCAACCGAGGTCAAGGAGATCGAAGGATCCTTTGGCCAAGACGACATCCGCAAGATGCTGATGCCAATGCCGTACAACCCGCCAAGTGCTGTGCTGTTCCAACTGCTTGGCTTCTTGGTTGATGCTGGCCAAAACGTAGTTCGCACCACCTTTGAAGACTTAGCTGACAGCAACGCTAACACGCCAGTCGGTACCACCTTGGCTCGCCTTGAGCAAGGCATGACAGTGTTCTCAGCCATCCATGCGCGTCTGCATGACTCCATGGGCCGTGTGCTGCAAGTGCTGTTCAGGTTGAATAAGACCTACCTCGAAGAAGAGGAAGTGTTTGACGAGACCGGCGAGTTGATGGTCAAGCGCAAGGACTTTGAAGGCCCAATGAATGTCGTGCCAGTCAGTGACCCCAACATCTTCAGTGAAGCTCAGCGGTTTGCTCAAGTACAGGCCGTCATGCAGCGTGCCAAGGAGATGCCTCAGCTGTATGACGTTCGCAAGGTTGAGGAGATGTTCCTGCAGCGGCTCAAGATACCGCAAGGCAAGGACTTGTTGGTGCCGGCACCAAAGCCATTGGAGCTGAATGCAGTCAATGAGAACATTGCCGCTTGTATGCGCCGCCCAATCGTGGCGTTCCCAGAGCAAGACCACTTGGCTCACTTGCAGGTGCACCTGGACTTCATCACCAACCCCATGTTCGGCGGCAACAAGGTCATTGGACCAGCTTGCATCCCCATGATCTTGGATCACATCAAGGAACACATGATCCTTTGGTATGGTTCGCAGATCTTTCATGAGGCGTCAGCCGCAGCTGAAGTCGACATTGGCGAGATCCAAAAGGACGCGACAGACGAAGAGAAGCAATCGCTTGACAAGCTGCTGGCCACTACCAGTCAGGTTGTTACCAAGCAGAGCCAAGAGACGTTTGGTCAGATCCCGCAGATTCTCGAGCAGACTATCCAGATGCTGCAACAAATGCAACCTCCGCCTCCTCAGGATCCAACCATCCAGATTGCTCAGCAGCAGTTGCAGAACCAACAAGCCAAGGCCCAGGCCGATGCACAAACAGCTCAAGCCAAGCTGCAGCAAGATGCCCAGCTCAAGCAAGCCGACATGCAGCAACGCGGTCAAGAGAAGCAGGCAGACCTGCAAGCCCGCATCCAAGAGTTGCAGACCCAGCTTCAAATCGAGCAAATGCGTCAGCAGGCCGAGGACGAACGCAAGCGCTCCGAGATTCAGGCTCGCCTCGAGATGAACGAGTCCGACAACCAAACAGCCAAGCAGCTTGCAGCCTTAGAGGTGGCAAGTGGCGAAAGATTTTCTGTCTCAACAGGGACAGGAATAAACCCCAACCCGCGTTCATAAGGAGTATTTATGGTAGCAATCAGTTTACACAAACAAATGGCCATGGGTAAAGGTTACCCAAAAGCCAAGAAGGTCTGCGAAGATCCTTCACCAACACCTGGTCTTCCCAATGCAGACTACAAGACCATGGCTAAGATGACGACCGAAAAGGTCACAGGTGAAGGCGGTGGTAACGGCGGCACTAACAGCCAGCGCGGAAAAGGTCCTAACCAGATCTCCACTGTCATGGGTGGTCGTTGATAAGTGATAGCTGAATTCATTGCGGCCATCAAGGCCGAGAAGGACAAGATGGCAGAAGAAGCCATCAGAGTCCGTCCAGGCGAAGGCAAGGACATCAGCTTTGAATATGGTCACCGTCAAGGCGTTTACGCCGGCCTTGATAGAGCCATCCAGCTGATCAACAGCGTCGTCCGCGATGTCGAAACAAAAACCCGAGATCTTTAACCCCCAGCATACGGAGCAAGCGAATGCTACTTGAAACCCCCATGTCCTTCAACTACGCCTCATTGGACGAGGCCTTCCCAGCAGTCGATTGCGGTCACGAGCCCTTGGGTTCACGTGTGATCGTCCAGGTCCGCAAGGCCAAGAATCAAACGGCTGGCGGCATTTATATCCCCGAGGAAGCAAGAAAGACAGAAGCCAGCAATACACAGATCGCCAAAGTTGTGGCAGTCGGCTGCTTGGCTTACAAGAACCGAAACACTATGGAACCGTGGCCCGAAGGTTCGTGGTGTGAAGTTGGTGCCTTCGTCCGTGCACCTAAATACGGCGGCGACCGTTGGACTGTTAAGTCCGACAATGAAGAGATCGAATTTGTGATGTTCAATGACCTAGACATTCTTGCCAAGGTTACTGGAGATCCCACTGCGATCAGAGCGTTCATCTAACTGCTGAAAGGAGCAGGTCATGGCTGGAGAAACACTACTCATCGAAGAAGATGAAGACCAAAAAGGCGGTAAGCCTCAGGAAGTCGAGTTTGTCCCTGTAACCACCAAACAAGGTGAGGACCAGGAAGACGAAGATGATGACCACCCAGAGGACTCGCGTCTCTCAGACGACAATGAGGACCGCGAGGAGCTACGTCGCAAACGCCGCGAGGAGAAGTCAGATCGCGCAGCGCGTAGAAAACAGGCAATTGAGCGAGATAAGACCGAGCTTAACTTCCTGAGGCAACGGAACGAGGCGCTCGAGAAGCGTATGTTCCAGGTCGAGAAGACTACCGTGGCCAATACGATCTCTGGCATCGATGCCAGGATTGCCGACACCGTGTCAGAAGTCCGGGCAGCCGAACGCATCATGTCCCACGCCATCGAGGCGGGCAACGGTGAGGATGCTGCTAAGGCTCTTCGTATCCGTGATGAGGCCATGAAGAAGGTGCAACAGCTCCAGTTTCATAAGCATCAGCACAATGAGGCCGCCCAGAACATTCATCAACAAGCCCAACAGGTTCAAACCCAGGCACCTGGTCCTGACCCGGAAATTGCAAGCTTTGCCCAAGACTGGGTGTCTAAAAACAGCTGGTACGATCCAGGTGGCAAAGATGAAGCCTCAAAAATTGTATTGGCAATCGATCAATCTCTGGTTGAATCGGGCTACAATCCAAAAACAGAGGCATATTGGCGCGAGCTGGATAAGCGAGTGGCCAAGCGATTGCCAGAGGCTAAAGGAAGCGGTAACTATGACGACAGTCAAGACGACGATCGCCGCGGACAACGTAGAGGTCCGCCAGTTGGTTCCAGCAGGGACCAGGCGCCGCAGTCTTCTCGCCGTGAAGTATATATCTCCCCAGAACGAAAGCAAGCAATGACCGATGCTGGAGTTTGGGAAGACCCCGTCCTACGCCAACGCTACTTGAAACAGTACGCGAAGTGGGACCGTGAACACAATTCAACTCGCTGAAAGGAGTGAGGAACATGAACGACGAACGCTTAAAAAAATCCCCTGATCTTGTCCGCCAATCACGTGGAGCCACAGAACGCAATGTGACTGAAGAACGTGCCATTAGTGACGATGATCGTGTTGAGATGTTTAGATCTCAATTTTTCAATGAAGTACTGCCAGATCTACCAAAAGTCCCTGGCTTTCACACATGCTGGTTGACCACTACTAACCCCCGCGATTCGATTCAACAACGGATCCGGCTGGGTTATGAACCGATTAAAGCCGATGACGTGCCTGGCTGGGAATATGTAACCATTAAGACAGGCGAATGGCAGGGGTTTATTGGGGTCAACGAGATGCTCGCATTCAAGTTGCCGTTGTCTCTCTACAAGCGATTCATGCACGAGGCTCATCATGAAGCCCCTGCACGCGAAGATGAGAAACTGACAGCAGTTTTGGACGGCATCAAGGAAGCTGCAGCAGCTGCAGGCGGGCGTGTGATTGAAGGTGATGGTATTGCGGCATTACGTGAAAACCCTGGTCGATCTAAATTTGAAGAGGTCGACTGATCCATCAATTTCTCTAATGAGGAAAAGCAAACATGTCTACTACTAGCACACCGTTTGGCTTCCAGCCCATTTACCACGCAAGTGGTTTTGTGCGCCCGGCAGCCTTTACGCTGGCAGACAACGCTGCAGTGACCCTGTTGCAATACCAACCTGTGAAGATCAATACTTCCACTGGTGTTGTAACTCCGGCTGCCGCTGGCGATGCATTTGTCGGCACTTTCATGGGTGTTGAATTCACCGATAGCGATGGTCGCCGTCGTGTTTCCAACAAGTTCATTGCGAACACCCCTGCAACTGATGTGACCGCGTACATCACGCGCGATCCTTCTATCGTGTATCAGATCCAAGCTAATGGATCTATTGCGATTAGCAACATCGGCAGTCAATATGACTTTGGCGTGATCACCTCCGGTTCTACCGTGATTGGTCTCAGCACAGCAACATTGGATACCGCTTCTGTTGTAGCTTCAGGCGGCACTGCCCAAATGCGCGTGATCGGTATCACACCCGGTCCCGACAATGCATGGGGTGATGCTTATACGATTGTCCAAGTTCAGATCTCTGAGCATCAGGACGTTGCCACCATCAACGCTTACTAAGGAGCTAAAAAATGGCTGTCCCAATGCGAAGTACGGACTTTAGGTCCATTGTCGAACCCATCTTAAACGAAGAGTTTGATGGCCTGTACAACCAACGCGCTGACGAGTGGAAACAAGTTTTCACTGAGCGTCAAGGTATCCCACGTAACTACCACGAAGAGCCCGTCCTGTACGGTTTCGGAGCGGCCCCTGAGTTGCCTGACGGCATGCCAGTCACTTACCAATCTGGTGGTGTACTGTTCAATGCTCGTTACGTCTACAAGGTCTACGGTCTGGCTTTTGCCTTGACCAAGGTCCTCGTGGAAGACGGCGACCACATCTCTATCGGTCAGACTTACGCCAAACACTTGGCACAGTCCCTGATTGAGACTAAAGAAACTTTGTGTGCCAACATCCTGAATCGTGCTTTCAATAGCTCGTACACAGGTGGTGACGGCGTGTCGCTGGTTAACTCAGCCCACCCAATCGCCTCAGGCACATTCAGTAATGTGTTGGCTACTGCAGCTAACTTGTCACAGACATCTCTTGAGCAGATGCTCATTCAGATTCGCAACGCCATTGACAACAATGGTAAGCGTATCCGTTTGACACCTACCAAGTTGGTGTTGAGCCCTTCTAACGTGTTCCAAGGTGAAGTGCTGTTGAAGTCCGTCCTGCGCGCAGGTACGGGCAACAACGACATCAACCCGATCAACTCAATGGGCATGATCGACGGTGGCCAAGCTAACTTGTCACGTTTGACTTCAACTACCGCTTGGTGGGTGCAGACAGACGCTAAGGTTGGCCTGCAGATGATGATGCGTCGTAAGCTTGAGAAGAGCATGGAAGGTGATTTTGAAACCGACTCCATGCGCTATAAAGCAACCGAGCGTTACATTCCAGGTTGGACTGATCCTCGTACCATTTACGGTACTGCTGGTCTGTAATAACCAAAATTGAAGGGGGCCTTGGTCCCCTTCTTTTCATCTTTTTATCTGTCAAGCTTTTCAAGGAGAAGACAACATGCCACAATTTTCAGATGACCTCTTTTTAGGAACCGCTGTCGCCTATCAAGGCACAGACACTTATCCCAATACGACTACTTTCACAGGCTCCATATCCACCACCACGTTGACCGTCACGGCAATGCTGTCTGGCGATCCAATCGTTGTGGGTATGTTCATTGACAGCTCAACGTCCCTCACCAACGGAACTTACATCACTGCTTTCGGTACTGGTTCCGGCGGTACAGGTACTTACACCGTAAGCGCCTCGCAAACCGTAGCAAGCGCCACGATCATTGGTTCTGGCAATGCCTTGTTGCAAAACCCGTCTCCCATGAGCGTAGGTGTTGGTCCATTGGGCCGTGTCTATATCTGGGACGCTGTGCCGCAAGCAAAACTGACAAC